AAAAGTGATGTACTCATCCACATCTGCTGCTTATGGTCTTAATGATTATCCGAACACTGAAACACAACTAGATGATTGTTTAAATCCTTATTCAGTATCTAAGGTTGCGGGAGAAAAATTATGTAAGATGTATACAGATCTTTATAATTTACCAACAGTTATTTTCAGATACTTTAATGTATATGGAGAACGAGCACCAAGAAAAGGACAATATGCCCCTGTAATTGGTATTTTTTTGAGACAGTTGTCTGCTGATGAACCTCTTACAATTGTTGGTGATGGTGAACAGAGAAGAGATTTTATTTATGTTGGAGATGTTGCAAATGCAAATATTATGGCAGCAATTTCTAATCTTGAACCAGATAAGTATGGGCAAGTCTATAATGTTGGAACGGGAAAAAATTATTCTGTAAATGAACTTGCTAAACAAATTTCTAACAACACTATCAATATTCCACCTAGAGTTGGTGAAGCAAGAACTAGCCTTGCCGATATTTCAAAAATTAAATCTACATTAGGTTGGGAACCGAAAATAAAAATTGAAGAATGGATACTAAATTACATCTGATAAATACTGCGGACATTTTTTTTATATGAATAAAAAGAACTTTGAAATTGTAATTGCAAGATATTCTGAAGATTTATCTTGGACAAAAAATAATAGTATCGTAAATAACGATACTAATGAGCAAACCACTCTATTAGATTGTTGCACCATTTATAACAAGGGACAAGATATTGATCTTCCTTGTATTAAATTAGAAAATATTGGACACGAAGGACATACTTACATTCATCATATCATTCAAAATTATGATGCTCTTGCTGAATATACAATGTTTGTTCAAGGTGATCCTTTTGGACACATGCGACCAACAGGAACTTCATTCTACGAAAATGTTTCTCAGGTTCTCAATGGGGAAAGTTTACCGAACTTTTTTTGGTTAAATACTCACATGTTTAGAACTGACTTTGAGTATATTCGAGAACCATATTCAAAGTGGCCTAATGTAAAATACGCATATGAAAAAGTTTTTGGGAAAGAACCTCAGTTTGATACTTGGATTTTTGGTGGAGGAGCTCAGTTCTGTGTTTCTAAAGAACAAATTTTAAAGAGACCTCTAAGTTTCTATCAAAATATTATGGATATTTTCGAATATAATCCAGGAACAGAAGTATGGGAAGAAATGGATGAGTTTTCTCAAAAGTTGTTAGGTAGGGGATCTTGCCCAGCAGCTGCATCTTCTGATTGGACAAGGAAAGTTTTTTTTCCAAAAAATCCAGAAATTGGTGTATACCTAGAAAGATTTTGGAGTCTTATTTTTGATGGTAAATATACGGGCATGATTTATGATCATGCTGTTGGTGCTGATATAGAAGTGTCTGATGCTCAGTATTGATAAATGAAGTATGATTATTTAATTGTAGGATCTGGTCTGTTTGGATCAGTGTTTGCTCGTCTCGCAACAGATATTGGTAAGAAGTGTCTTGTTATTGAGAAGAGAGAATATATTGCAGGAAACTGTGCTACAGAAAATATAGAGGGAATAAATGTTCACAAGTTTGGTGGACATATTTTTCATACTGATAATAAATTTGTATGGGATTTTGCACAGAGGTTCACTGAGTTTAATAACTATGTTAATTCACCTAAAGCTATATCTAGAGGAAAGTTATATTCTCTACCATTTAATATGAATACTTTTCATGAGTTGTGGGGAACTATTACTCCAGATGAAGCTAAAGAGGTTATTGAAAAACAAAAGTTTAAAGGAACTCCATCTAATCTTGAAGAACAGGCCCTTTCATTAGTTGGCAAGGACATCTATGAAATTTTAATTAGAGATTACACTGAAAAACAATGGGGGAGATCTGCTAAGGAGTTACCTACTTTTATTATTAAGAGGTTGCCTTTACGTTTTATTTACGATAATAATTACTATAAAGAAAGATATCAAGGATGGCCAATTGGTGGATACACTAAAATGTTTGAGAGAATTTTGGATGATATTGAAGTTAGATTGAATACGGACTATTTTTCTGATAGAGAGTATTTTAATTCTTTAGCAGAAAATGTTGTGTATACTGGATGTATTGATGAATTTTTTGATTATGAATTTGGTGAATTAGAATATAGATCTTTGGAGTATGATCATAAAATCTTAGACACTTCAAATTTTCAAGGAAATGCTACAGTTAATTATTGTGATCATAGTGTTCAATATACCAGATGCTTAGAACATAAACACTTTGAAAAGATAGATAGTAAGAAAACTATTATTTCTTATGAATATCCAGTGGAGTATAAAAAAGGAATGATACCTTTTTATCCAATTAATGATGAAAAAAATCAAAAAATTCATAAACAATACTTTGAAAAAACAAAAACTCTAAAGAATATTATTTTTGGAGGAAGATTATCTGAATATAAGTACATGGATATGCATGTAGTTATTGAATCTGCAATTAATAAATTTAATTTAAAAGTTAAAAAGTTATGAAATTTACAATTTATTCAAAGGATGGTTGTCCTTATTGCACAAAAATTCAACAAGTATTAGAGTTGGCAAACTTACAACACGTTGTTTATAAACTTGGAACTGATTTTACTAGAGAAGAGTTTTATGCGGAGTTCGGACAAGGATCCACTTTCCCTCAAGTTATTCTTAATGATAAACGTCTTGGAGGATGCACTGATACTGTGCGATACCTTCAAGAAAAAAATATTGTATGACAATAAATAATCAAGAACCCCAGATTAATAGGGGAGTTGAGTTATTACTTAGGAATAGGAGAAGAAAATCACCAGAACCAAAAACTTTTCAAGTGAAGTTTGGTAAGATGATCTCTCTATTCCGCAGAGAGTTTCACTTTTTTATAGAATTTCATTTTGATATTAAGAAAAAATAAACTTTCTGGAGAGAAAAATGGAACCAGCATATGTAATAACATTCACCATAATGTTCACGTTGCTCTTTTTTATGGTTGGGAGTATAATTGGTTGGTTAACCTATAGACATTTGGAAGAATCAAAACCTCCATACTTACATCCAGAGTTCTTTGATGAAAATGGACAAGTAATACCCGACGAAATAGTTTCTGTACGATTTGAAAACGATTATGACAACAACGAAGACGAAGAAGACGACTGAAAAACCAATCGAAACCCTTCCAATTAATCCATTTGTTTTTGAAGTTTTAGATCTTGTTTCTAAACAAAGAACTGATGCAAAAAAAGTTGAGGCTCTCAAAATTTATGAACATGATTCATTGAAAGCAATTTTTATTTGGAACTTTGATGAGAGTGTGATTTCTATGTTACCAACTGGTCCTGTTCCTTATGCTGATACAAGAGATCAGAATGTGTACTCTGGAAATCTTTCCGATAATATTGTTAAGGAAGCTGCTGGTGGAGAAGTAGCGACTCGTCAAGATCTTCTTGGGCAAGGAAAAACTTCACTTCGAAAAGAATATAGAAATCTCTATCATTATATAAAGGGTGGGAATGATGCTCTTTCTACAATTCGTAGAGAGAGTATGTTTATCAATCTTCTTCAGGGACTTCATTCTAGAGAAGCAGAGATATTAATTCTTACAAAAGATAAACAACTTACTAATAAATATAACATAAAGTTTGAAATTGTTAAGGAGGCATATCCAGATATTACATGGGGAGGTCGTTCATGACGGTTGCATTAAGTCAGGAGAAGAATATGGCAGAATATGGAAGAGAAGAAAGAACTGTACTGCCAAGTAGTTATGGATGTGAAGTTATTCTAGAAAATACGACTATAGAAAAAGCAAAAGATTTTTCTTTTCCAAATGATGCATATTTAATTTGGTATATTACTGATGAAAAAACTTGTATTGATCTTGTGAGAGGAACTAGAGTTCGTATTTTTGATATGTACTATGATAAATACGGACCTGAATCAGTTCAAAAAATTGACTTTGGATATGGAAGAACTAATCCAAAACTCTGGGGATACAAACAATCAGATAAAAAGAAAAAATGAGTGGGTTTGGAGAAAAGCAAAAGATTAATTTAGAAGTTCAAATCAATCAAGAGGAAGTTAATAAATTAATCAAAGACTACAAAAAAATAAAAAAATATATGAAGTCTTCTTTGTATACCATTAAATCAATGGATGGAACAGAAGATATTGTTAGTGAATTGCTTAAAGAATATCAAAAAAATTCTATTGACTAATGGGAAAACACTATCTATTAAATCTTTACGGGTGCTCATTTGTCCTCTTAGACGACGAACATTGCCTTAAAGATTTACTAGAGAATGCAGCTGCTGCCAGTGGTGCAACTGTGGTGCAAACAATTTCAAAAAAGTTTGAACCACAGGGAGTAACTGTTCTTTGCTTGCTATCTGAAAGTCATATTAGCATTCACACTTGGCCTGAAGAGGGTAAAGCAGCAGTAGATGTTTATACTTGCGGTGATTGCAATCCTAAGATTGGATGTGATATAATCATCCAACAACTTTATGCTACAAATCATACTCTAAGTTATATTGAAAGGTAACACTAAATAACCCTATATGGAAATTACATATGCTCTCCACGCAATATCGTCTTCGTCTTGAAGCTATTTGTGAGAAGATTGTTCTTCATGAAGAAGTAAGTCTTGAGGATATGATCTGGGCAGAGAAGCTTTCCAAGGCAAATCGTTCTGCTGCGACTATACTTCGTCAGGCAAGAAGGAGGGCAGAAAATCCTGATATGGATGCGATGGATGATTTTATGAACCAACTTGATATTGGTGGATTAGGGCACGAACGATTTGGTCGTCGTGGTTTTGATAATCCAGATGATCTACACGATTGGTTTAAGCGTGATGAAGATCAAACCGATTGGAGACAGAGGGATTGACTTACGAGGAGTTTATACACAAAG